GCTTCGCACTGGTACTGCTGACAACGACATCAATGCTATACGTTCTGGCGGTTACCTGCCAAAAGGTTATCATGTGATGCGCCGTCTAACAGACTCAGATGCATTCTTCGTGCAAACTGATGTCCCTGATGGACTGAAAATGTTCCAACGCTCGCCTATGAAAAAAGGCATGGAAGGTGACTTCGAAACTGGTAACGTGCGCTATAAAGTGCGTGAGCGTTACAGCTTCGGCTACACCGACTGGCGTGGCGTGTTCGGTTCCGAAGGAGCATAACATTTCTCCAGAATGTTATGATTAAGAGGAGGTCTTCGGATCTCCTCTTTCTTTTTGTTTAGAGCTGTTGTATCGTGCAGGCATCCCTGACAGTCACATCCCGTGACTGACTTAACCCAGACAGGAGATCGACATGGGTACTACAACTTTTTCTGGCCCAATAAAGGCTGGCACAATTAAAGAAACAACTGGAACTACTCTAGGTTTAAATATTAAAAACACTGGTCAAGTCGTTATGGCTCAAACCACTGATTTTAGTACCGCAGGAGGCGCACAAACGGCCACTGTTACCGATATCGTAATTCCGGCTAAATCACAAATTATTGACATTGTTATTGATTTACCTGTCGCTGTTGCAAACGCAACTTGCGTACTAAGCATTGGCGACACTGTTGGCGGTAACGCTACTTTCCTAAACGCTTTTTCTATCACGGTAGCTTCTGGTGCGGGTCGTAAATACCCAACTACTGAAGCTGGTGGAGCATTGGTCTGGGCAGACGTTGGTACTGAAAAACGTCTTACAGTAACAACTACTGGCGCTACTAACGCTGGAACAATTCGTTTTACTGTTTTGTACCAGCAAGCTATTGACCTTTAAAATTTATGGTGGGGTTTAATCCCCACCTACAACTATAGGAGTAGCAAATGGCTGACATTGTATCAGTAAAAAAGCTAAGTGATAGTGTAAGAGAGGCCGTTTTCGCTTTCCAGTATCAATACGTTGATGGTGGGGACGAAAGCGCAGTTCTGAAGATTGACGTATCAACACTTGCAAAAAGCGCGAGTGGTCAACCTTGTAGTGCTGTTCGCATTATTGAAGGCTGGTGGGTTATTAAAAGCATGACAGTTCGCATATTGGCTGCCGCTGATGTAAACATCATTTTGATGAACATTGGTGATGACGATATCGGATATCATGATTTTTCTAAGTTTGGTGGCCTTCCTTCAACTAAATCATATGGCACAAACCCAACTGGTGATATTAAATTCACGACTGATGGGGCTGGCGCTGTTGGAGATTCTTACCAACTGGTTCTAAGGGTCATCAAAGAATACTAAAGGAGTGATCTGATGGCGACTTCTAACACGGTATCGTTTCGACCAGACGTTGAAGAGATCATCACCGAAGCATTTGAACGCTGTGGCCTAGACCCACAGACCCAAACAGGTGATAGGGCTGTGTCCGCAAGGCGCAGCCTTAACCTGCTCTTTTCTGAGTGGGCAAACAGGGGCATCAACTACTGGGCGGTGGAACAGCAGACTTTGACGCTCGTAAACGGGCAGATAAGCTATACTTTGCCAGTAGGCACTATCGACATTATTGACGCCGTTGTGCGTGATAGCTCTGGGACAAACACGTCCGACCAGATCATCAACCGCGTGTCGATCTCTGACTATAACCAGCTTCCAAACAAAACGTCCCCCGGCAAGCCCAGCCAGTATATGCTAGACAAGCAGTTTACGCCTATAGCTTACTTCTGGCAGGTTCCAAACAGGACAACATACAGCATGGTCTACTGGGCCATACGCCAGCTTGAGGACGTTACAGCGTCTAATCAGGATGCCGACATCCCGTACCGTTGGAACGAGTGCATATGCGCTGGTCTGGCCAGCAAGATGTCTCTAAAGTTTGCAAATGAAAAGTTCACAATACTGAACGAAATGTATGAACGTGCATTCACTTTCGCGGCGGCTTCTGACAATGATGGTGTTTCTTTAAGGATTCAGCCAACTGCGCTGAACTTATCATAATGGCGAAATACGCAACAGGAAAAAAATCCCAAGCGATAAGCGACATAAGTGGCCTTCGGGTTCCTTATACCAAGTTGAAAACCACTTGGGATGGGTTGCGTGTTTCTCCAGAAGACTTTGATCCAAAGCAGCCACAGCTAACGCCTGCAAAGAACGTAGTAGATGCGACTGCGCTGCGTAATCCTCGCCCAGACACAGATCCTGAAAATGTTGTTGTCTTTATCGGATACACTCAGGACTGGACGATAGATCGACGTTTGCGCCCCGGCGTTGGGGTAAGCGCCCCCGGCTTTATTGGCTTTTCTGACTTTGAAGTTGAAAAAACAACACAGGCAGGTGTTGGTGGATCAGGCGGCGTTGGCACGGCGCAAGCCACAATTCAAACTGAAATACTAGCGCAAGGTCAAGCGGGTGATGGTGGCGTGGCTACAGATGTATCTGCCGTACAGACACTAACAGTTACTGTTCAGAATGTTGGAGGCGCTAATAAATACTTTATCGGAGGAGTTCAGCAAGACACGTTAGAATTGATGGAAAGCAGGACGTATTACTTCGATCAATCTGCGTCATCTAACAGCGGTCATCCCCTGCGTTTTAGCACTACGCCCAATGGCACACATGCTGGTGGCAGCGAATACACGACAGGCGTAACAACGTCAGGGACGCCGGGAAGTTCTGGCGCTTATACCCAGATAGTTGTAGCAGAAAACGCACCTATCCTTTATTATTATTGCACCCAGCACTCAGGAATGGGCGGACAGGCAAATACTCCTGTGTTCTCTTCTATATTAATTGAACTTGAAGATATTATTGGTGGAGTTGGTGGATCGGGCGATCCCGACACAGTAAATGTAGATGCATTGCCACCAATAACAGGTGTTAAAGGAGATGGTGAAGCTGGATCAGTATTAAACTTCTTAGAAGCCAATCCAGCAGGCGTAGGCGGAGCCGCAAACGTAGGTTCTGCTGACATAAATAATTTATTGTCTGTATCGGGTGTTAGTGGCAGCGGAAATATCGGCATCCCTAACATAGAAGATCCATTGGGCTGGGGACTTGGACCTTGGGGCCTTGGGCCGTTTGGCGATACCGCTGGTAGACCTCCTGCAATTGGACAGTCAGGGACAGGTGGTGTATCTTCAGTAACAATAGTAATCGAAACATCTTGGGGCCAAGGCGGGTACGGTCTAGGAACATGGCAGTGAGGATAGATAAGTGAATTACACACAGCTAGTTGCAAATATTCAGAACTTTTTGGAAGATGATAGCTCTGAGCTGCAAAGTTCTATTGACCAAATCATAGATCAGGCGGAAGTAATGATTTTCCAGCGCCTGCCAAACCTACCGTGCTTTCGTAAGACTGCGACAGCAAATATGGTGGCAGGAACTTCGGACTATACAGTGCCAACAGCCAGAATGATCCGTCAGGTATCTGTTATATCTTCTAATGTTTTGTCATACCTAAACCACAGAGTTGATTCATATATCCGTGATTATTCGCCCAACGCGACCACGCAGGGTATTCCAATAATGTACAGCACCAAGAGTGCAGGAACGGCTGGGTCTGTTATTACATTGGCCCCAACGCCAAATTCCGCAGATACATACCAAGTAGACTTTATAGCCCCTGAGACGGGCTTGAGTTCAAGCAACGCAAATAATTGGATTGGCGACAATGCCGAAAATGTGCTGCTTGCCGCGTGTCTCTATGAAGCGTCAGCATTTCTCAAGGCAGGAGAAACATTGGCGCTTTATAAGACACAATTTGACGAAGCAGTGCAACTTGCAGTACAAGAGATGCAACGCGACTATGCAGCAGAATATAACGGAGGCTTATAATGGCTATCGCACAAGCAATGTGTACACAATTCAAACGAGATGTAATGCTGGGGCTGCATGATCTCGACACAGATACGATAAAGATCGCCCTATACACAAGCTCAGCAACGCTGAATGCAACTACAACCGCATACACTACCAGCAATGAAGTTGCTAACGGAAACGGGTACGCTACTGGCGGCGTGACATTGGCAAACGCCTCTGTTATAACCAACAGCACAAGTGGTTGCTTTGACTCTAACAACCCAGAGTGGACATCAGCAACCTTTACAGCTCGCGGCGCATTGATCTACAATGACACTGAAAGTGATTTTGCTATAGCTGTATTGGACTTTGGTGGTGACTTCTCAGTTGCTGGCGGTACATTCCGTATTGTTTTCCCAGCTCAAACTGCTAATACAGCAATTGTAAGGATCGACTAATATGGCTTCTACCTTTGTAAATGACCTTCGCCTCAATGAGATGGCAACTGGCGATCAGTCAGGCTCATGGGGAACAGTCACCAACACGAACCTTGAACTAATTGGTGATGCTTTTGGCTTTGGTACAGAAGCCATTACAACTAACGCCAACACGCACACAACAACGATTGCTGATGGTTCTGCTGACGCTGGTCGGTCAATGTTCCTGAAGTACACAGGCGCTCTAGATAGCGCATGTACAATTACTATTGGACCAAACACTGTTAGCAAAATGTGGTTCATTGAGAATGCTACAACTGGATCTCAGAACATAATCATCTCTCAAGGGTCTGGCGCTAACATCACTATCCCAGCGGGTAAAACTAAAGCTGTCTACAGTAACGGCGCTGGATCTGGCGCTGCCTTTGTAGATGCGTTTAATTCTTTAAGTGTTGGCGCTTTGACAGGTACTACTGGTACATTCTCAGGCGCTGTCTCACTTGGTGGGATTGCTTACCCAACTTCGGATGGATCAAACGGTCAAGCATTAGTAACTAACGGAAGTGGTACTGTCAGTTTTGGCAGTGCTGGTATATCAACAGGTAAAGCCATTGCTATGGCAATCGTCTTTGGATAAAGGAGGCTAGAAAATGGCTGCAC